CAATGAAGCAAATGTTATTCCAAGTGGAGTTGCCACTTTATCTGGAGCATCAACTTATGTTGGAAACGCAGCTGTTCAGTCAGCCGTTTACACAGTTTCAGTAGAGGTTTTCCAAGCAAGACTTGCCGGTGGTGGACAAATCGAAGGCGTTGATTTTACAGCCACACCTTTCAGAATGGGTCGCTCATTATTTAACAAATGTGTAGGACTATTAGGTTCATACATGGACACAGATAGCATGGCTCAATAGTGCCTAATCAAACAATTCTTGAGCAGGTTCGCACACCTTTAGCAACTGCTTTATCTAGCGTTGCAGGAAATGTTTATTCATTTGTGCCTGAAACAGTTATTCCACCAGCAGTTGTAGTTGTGCCTGATTCACCATATTTAGAATTTGAAACAATAAGTAAGTCAAATATTCGCGCTAAGGTCAACATGACCATTACGGTTGCAGTCGCTTACAATAGCAACCCTGCATCACTCGACAACATCGAGCAGTTAGTAATAAGTGTTCTGGCAGTAATTCCAGCAGGTTATATTGTCAGTTCGGTTGAAAGACCAACAGTTACACAAGTAGGAGCAGCAACTTTGCTAATTGCAGATGTTAGAGTTAGCACCTATTACCAGAGAACAATCTAAGGAGAAAAATGCCAACGACAGTTATTACCGGTCGAGATATTACCTTCACTATTGGCGGTAATAATTTCGATGCACAAGCAACAACCGCAACACTTACTGGTGAGATGGATCGCCAGACATATCAGACACTAGACGGAAAAGTCTTTAAGGTAACTGATAACAACTTCACTTTTGAGGTTGAAATGTTAGCCGACTGGGGCGCAACTGGATCTCTATGCGAGATTCTATGGGGCGTTGCTGAGTCAGCACCAGATACAGCAATCAGCACAGTTTTTACAGCTACATCAGGCGCAGTATTTACTTTTCAAGTATTGCCAATGTGGCCATCAGCTGGTGGAACTGCACCAGATGCGCAAACTGTATCATTATCATTCCAAGTAATCGGAGTGCCAGCAGAAGCGTTTTAATTAATAAACAAACGGGAGCAAACAAATGAAGTTACCAATTACAATTGAATATAACTCAGGTGAGCAAGCCACTTATGTAGCCCAACCACCTGAGTGGGCTAAGTGGGAAAAAACAACTGGCAACACCATAAGCCAAGCAAAAGAAAAACTTGGTATGTGGGATTTAATGTTTTTAGCATACAACGCTCATAAGCGTGAAGCTGCTGGAAAGCCAGTAAAAGGTTTTGAAATATGGATGGAAACAGTCAGCGATGTAATTGTCGGTGATGCAAACCCAAAAGCCATCCAGCAGGAAGCCTAAACAGATTATTGGTTGAGTTGGCATTAGCCACACAGATTCCAATGAGTGAGTGGGTTGATTCGGATGACATTCTAACAGCGATCGAAGTATTGGAGCAGAGGTATGGCAAGTGAAACAATCGCCTACAATAAAAAAGATCTGCGCGATATTTACAAGGCTTTCAAACTTATGGACGACCAAGCTACTGATGAAGCACGCCGTCAATCTGCTGCTCTGGCGTATTTTGCATCAGAGGAAATTAAACAGTCAGCTAGAACTAGAACAAAGGCTGGCAAAGTTTCGCAAAGAGTCGCGGATGGCGTTAGCATCTCTAAATCAAGTAAGATTGGCGAATTCAGTTACGGCTTCGCAAGACAAAAGTTTTCAGGCGGTGCTACTACGCAAACCCTATGGGGTGGTGTTGAGTTTGGTTCAAATAAATTCAAACAGTTCCCTACATATTCTGGACGGCAAGGTCGTGGATCTCGCGGATGGTTCATTTATCCAACCCTTCGCAGAATTCAGCCTGAATTGATTAATAAGTGGGAAGAAAGTTTTACTCGCATTATTAAGGAATGGGTCTAATGGCTACTGGTAATCGCACATTAAAGTTATCAATCCTTGCCGATGTTGATGATTTAAAAAAGAAGTTAGGCGAAGCTGATAAAGCTGTTGAAAAAAATTCAAGCAAAATTGCAGATTTTGGGAAAAAGGCTGCTGCTGCTTTTGCGGTCGCTACTGCTGCTGCCGTTGCCTATGCTGGCAAATTAGCCGTTGATGGGGTCAGGGCTGCGATAGAGGATGAGCAAGCACAGTTAAGGTTAGCCAATGCCCTAAGACAGGCTACAGGGGCTACTGATGCCCAAATAGCGGCAACTGAGGACATGATCCTTAAAACATCTTTAGCAACAGGCGTTGCCGATGATAAATTAAGACCAGCATTACAAAGATTAGCAGTATCTACAAAATCAACTCAAGAAGCACAAAAGTTATTAACCCTTGCTTTAGATATTAGTGCAGCATCAGGTAAAGATTTAGAAACTGTTGCGAATGCTTTAGGTAGAGCGCAAGACGGAAATGTTACTTCACTTGGTAGGTTGGGTCTTGGATTATCTAAAGCAGAAATTTCAACATTATCTTTTACTCAAGTTCAACAAAAACTTGCCAACCTTTATGGTGGCGCAGCAGCTACAAATGCTGAAACCTTTCAAGGAAAGATCGATCGCTTAAAAGTAGGATTTGATGAAGCAAAGGAAAGTTTAGGTTTTGCCTTATTGCCAGCAGTTGAGCAATTTATATCTTTCTTAAACGATCAAGGAATCCCAACTCTTAATGCTTTTATTGCAGGTTTAACTGGCGATGAAGGATTAAGTGCCGGACTTGCCGAAACTCAAAGAGGTGCTGAAAGTTTTGGAAAAGCAATCGGAGTAGTTGGTGGAATTATTTCAGGATTTATTACATTCTTAAGAGAAGCAATTGGATTAGTCATATCACTTGCCAATTCATTTACATCCGTTCTTAATATAGTTCCGGGCGTAAATATTCCATCAATTCCAAACCCTGCTCCATCAGCTGCTAGATCATCAATACCATCAGTTCCATCAGTTCCAAAACCTAAGACTACATATACAACAGGTCAAGGCGTTACCAATATAACTGTTAAAGCAATTGATAGTGAAAGTGCAGCAAGGGCTGTTACTAGAGCAATTAATGAAAGTGCTGCCAGATCTAATCCATACCTTTCACGCGCAGCTGTTAAGAAGTAACCATGAGTGCATGGACACCAGATTGGAAATTGATTGTCAGTGGGGTTGATTATACCGACATAGCAATAAGCGATATTCAGCATGAAGCTGGTCGCGATGATATTTACTCACAACCAAATCCATCTTTTATTCAAATAACTTTAATTGCGGTAAATAATCAAATTTTACCTTTTGACATTAATGACAGTTTAGATTTACAAGTTAAAAATAGTTCAGCAACTTATGTAAGTTTATTTGGTGGCGATATTACTGATGTAACTGTTGAGGTTGGTCAAACAGGTGCAACTGCCACAGTTGTTCAATACACAATAATTGCTATGGGATCACTTGCTAGAATAGCCAAAGAAATTTGGAATGATAACATTTCTCAAGATGAGGATGGAAATCAAATCTATGAAATTCTTTCTAGCATATTAATTGGAACTTGGAATGATGTGCCAGCAGCTTCAACTTGGGCAACTTATAACGCAACGGAAACTTGGGCAAATGCACTTAATCTAGGATTAGGCGAAATAGATCAGCCTGGTCTTTACACAATGAGTTCCCAATCAAATGTAACCGATACGATCTACAATGTCGTATCTGATATTGCTAATTCTGCTTTTGGTTATATTTATGAGGATAATGCAGGAAACATAGGTTATGCGGATGCAGACCACAGACAGATTTATTTACTAGCCAATGGTTATGTAGATCTAGATGCTGGCCATGCCTTAGGTGGTGGGCTTTCAACAGTTATGCGTTCAGGTGATGTTAGAAATGATATTTATATTAATTATGGCAATAACTACAACTCACAGCAAACAGCTACAGATCTTGCTTCGATTGCCTTGTATGGCTACAAAGCCGAAACAATTAACTCAAGAATTCATAGTGCAATAGATGCTCAGGAAGTGGCAAATCGTTACATCACTCAAAGAGCCTATCCACTATCTAAGTTTCAATCTATCACTTTCCCAATAACCAGCGCAGAAATTGACAATTCAGACAGGGATTCTTTATTAAATGTTTTTATGGGAATGCCGGTATTTATCGACAACCTTCCAATTCAAATTTCAGGTGGGGCATTTGAGGGTTATGTCGAGGGCTGGTCTTGGTCTACTGGGTTTAATGAACTTTTTTTGACAATTAATGTTTCACCAACGGCGTTTAGCCAAGTAACTATGCGCTGGAATACTGTGCCACTCACAGAGGCTTGGAACACTTTAAGCAACACTTTGACATGGGAATACGCTACAATCGTAGCCTGAGGATAGGATAACATGGCAACTACCACGAACTACAGCTGGACAACTCCAGATGACACCGATCTAGTAAAAGACGGCGCAGCAGCAATTCGCACACTCGGAGCTGCTATTGATTCTACAGTATTTACAAATGCTGGTGCAGCTATTCCTAAATCAACTGTTGATGCAAAAGGTGATTTAATTGCTGGAACTGCTGACAATACAATTGCAAGATTAGCTGTTGGCGCAAATGGCACTACACTTGTAGCGGATAGTGGCGAGGCAACAGGGCTTAAATGGGTTGCACCTGCTATTAGTGCAGTAAATAAGAATTATCTAATAAATGGTGGCTTTGCTGTTGCTCAGCGTGGCACATCTTTTACTTCAACTGGAAGTGCTAACAATGATGATGCTTATACATTAGATCGCTGGTATATTCTTAGCGATGGTAATGATGCAATAGATGTTACTCAAGATACTACAACAGTGCCTACAAATGGTGAGTTTGCTATTGCTTTAGATGTAGAAACTGTGAATAAAAAATTTGGTATTGCAACAATTTTAGAAAACAAAGATGTAATCGGATTAGTTGGTAATACAGTTACTTTTAGTTTTAAGGCTAAAGTATCTGCTACCACTAAATTGGATAATGTTAAAGCTGCTATTGTGGCTTGGTCAGGCACAGCCGATACAGTAACTAGCGACATCATAAGTGCTTGGGGTGCAGAAGGCACAAACCCTACTTTAATTGCTAATGCTACTTATGAAAACTCACCAGCAAATCTTAATTTAACTACATCTTATGCTACATATTCTGTAAGCGCTGCTGTAGATACCGCAAGCACACAAAACCTTATTTTGTTTATTTGGTCAGATGTAACTGATACTACTGCTGGTGATTTTCTTTATATTGCAGAATCTAAATTAGAGTTAGGTTCAACAGCAACAGCCTTTGAATATGCAGGTGGAACATTTCAAGGCGAATTAGCCGCTTGCCAAAGATATTACTTTAGAACAGACAGCCCGAATGCTTATGGTTGTCACTCTACTACTGCGTTTATGCTTACTTCTACCGCAGTTTATTCAATAACAAAACTTCCAGTAAATTTAAGAGTGACTCCGTCTAGTTTTGATTTTTCTAACATAGCATTTTTTAATGTTGCTGATACAAAATTTGCTTTAACAAGTCCAACATTAAATGGTGCGCAAAGTAATACATCTCATGGAATTTTTAGTGCGACGATTTCAGGAGGAACTGCTAATAATGTTGGCAGAATTTTAAGTGATAACACAACTGCCGGTTATATCGGCTTTAATGCGGAGTTGTAAGAATGGAGAATATGATAGAGGTTGAAGTTCAAGATACGCTCACAGGCGAGATAATTAAACATGTTATTATCGATAGAGGCAACGGAGAATTTACTTCAATGCCAAAATCAAATTATGATGCACAATTTCCGGTAAAGCCAAAAAAGACTATTAGTCAAAGTGAATAAGAAGCCTTACCTATCTAAAGCTGCCAAAACGCTACGCGACCAAATAAATGAAACATGGTTGGATCGCGATAAGCGCAGCGATGGGTGGATTTCTGATAGTAAACATGCACTTCGAAAATCGGATCATAACCCACGACCAGACGGAGAAGTTTGCGCGCTCGATATTGACGCTGGCTTATCTGACGAACAAGGGATTAGTCATGCTTTGGCAGATCAGCTTCGACTCACAGCAAAAAAAGATAAGCGTATATCTTACATAATCTTTAGCAGAAAAATATGCTCAAGAAAATCATTATGGCGATGGGTTGCGTATAAAGGCTTGAACCCACACGAAAAACATTTGCACATTTCTTTTAAGCCAAACCAAACTGGCGAGAAGTTCGACATCCCACTACTGAAAGGCAATCAATGAAACTAACTAAAAAACACAAAGCAGCAATTAAGTCATATTTGAGAGCTGTGGCAGCTAGTGGAATAACAGTAGCCTTAGCAATCGTGGCTGATATTCATCCAGCTTATGCAACTATGCTTGGTGCAATTGTTGCGCCTATTGCAAAGGCATTAGATCCAAAGTCCGGGAGTGAAGCAGATTATGGCCTTAGCGAAAAATGACACCGAACGAATGGGTCGCATTTGGCGTTGGCGTTTGCAGTATCGCGACCGCTTTATTACTGGGTCTGCGTTGGGTTATTAAGTCTTACCTTTCAGAATTAAAGCCCAACTCAGGCTCATCTATGAAAGATCAATTAAATCGACTTGAAAAGCGTGTCGATGATTTGTTTCTACTAATTAGCAAGTCATAATTTAATTATGGCGAACACACGGAAACA